TTTTGATTTAATTGTGTAATTATTTCTTTATTATTTGAATGAATATGCAATTTTTCATCAAAAGTAATGCCCTTATCTTTCAAACTATTTAACATCCACTCTTTATCACTTAATAGATTAAATATATTATTCTCCAATAGTTCCTGATCTTTTTTTAGGTTATAGTATCGTTTAAGTGTATTAAATGTCTTGTTAAAAACATCAATGGGGAATATGTTAGTAACTCGTATTTGCTCAATTTCATCACTAAACTGAGATAATCCATCTTCTGGAAACAATACTTTGCCTCCATCAAATTCATCAAAGATACGATTGCTTAATTCTGGTGTTCTATCAAAATAACATTTTGTATAACCCATCGTTGAAAGCATTGATTGACTCCAACACCGAGAAGTTATATCTGTATCGATATAATATCCACGTTGTTTATGACACCTGCAAAATGGTTGGTATCCTATTATTTTTGCAAAATTGTCATCTCCAAAATAAAGGACAGCTTGTTTCCCTAAATCGTTTAAATCATCTTCAATAATTGGACGATACTTATTATTTCCAATGTGTTTGCAGCACGCAAAGAAAAGAGCAACTTTTACATCGTCTGTCACATCAAGAAATTGTGTGTCTAATCCGTAGTGTTGAGCAATTACTCCAGCAAGTGGTGCTCCAAAAGGAAACTCAACATACTGTCGAAACAATGTCAAAAACCCATGAAAACAAATTATTCGCATTTGACCTATGAAAAATTGAATATATTTGTCTTCTTCACGATAACATCTTGTGTTATGAATAAATCGGCCAAGAGAAGAATAACCAGATGTTCCTCCATAATCACAAATTTCTCCTCTATATAATTCTGGACATAAAATCGAAGCTGGTGCCCCCATATTTCCATAATAACACCTTGGTGTTCCATCATCATCGCTTAATGCAAATCCTGAAATATAAGACTCCATCACCCGTTCTGCATAATCTCCAAAAATCTTAAAATCTCCTGGAATAGGAATGTTATCCAATTCTTCTTGTGTCTTTGCAGTGTATTGTTTTCTTCTTGTTTCAGTAGCTCGTTCTATTCTTCTAATTTTTTCATCTCTGTCGCTAAGTATTTTTTCTAATAAAGCTGGACAAATATAGTTTCTACCATTTACGGATTTTATACTTAATTCGTTTTCATCCATGCTTACCTCCATAATTGTTTGTATCTTTCAAGTTGAAATTCAGTGTTAGCATCTAATTCACTTTCCCAATATTCCAATTTAGTCTACTTTACTTTGTTTTATCCGCTTAACTTTAGTTTTATAATATCACAAAATATCTGTATTTTCAATAAATCTCGCTAATATTCTATTTAATCTACTCAAAATCTATGTAAACGCTGTCTTTGATACAATTCGATTTTGCCTTTAACCTTTTGATTTTGGTATACTTTTTGATTTTGCCCCCAAGGGGGGAGGGTTCAAATTGGAAAAGCCTATAAAAAATCCTGCGGCATTCCCGTGTCCGCAGGATTTTACACTTTTATCTCCGTCCCGTCCTTAAAGGTAAAACGGATATCTTCTTTATTAAAAACTGTGACAAAATCAACCAGGCTGTACCATTGCTCTTCATCAAACTCCGTAGCCATGCCATCCTGCCGCTCCAGTTCGGCAAGAAACCTTTCTATCTGTTCCTTTTTCGCCTGCTTCTCCGTGATGGCATTGCCGACCTCGTTCAGCCGTGCCTTCGTCCGGTCGAACCGCTCTGCCAGCCCGTTGTATCTCGCTTGGTATTCCGCCTGGTCGAGGGCGACATGGGCGTTCTCACTTACGCACTGTTGTATCAGTTCCGTCACCACATTCAGTTCTTCCTGAAGCTGAGACTGCTCCATTTCCAGCTCCCCCGTACTGAAAAGCTGCCCTTTGATGGCCTGGAAGTTTGCGGCAATCTCATCCTTTTCCGTGGTCAGGATATTGACCGCTTTTATGAAAAGTCCCTTGATGGTTTCCTCATCCAGATGTGGTGTGCAGCACTTCTCGCCGCCGTCAAATTTGTGGTTGCACTGCCAGATTATCCGGCGGTATTTATCGTTGGAATGCCATACCTTCGAGCCGTACCAGCTCCCGCAGTCGCCGCATTTTATTTTGCTGGAGAAGATGCCCACGCTGCTCTGGCGGTTCGTCCCCGTCTGCCGGACAGCCATCTGCTTCTGCACCGCCTCGAACACGGCAGGCTCTATGATGGCGTCATGGTTATTCTCCACATAATACTGCGGGACCTCTCCCTCGTTGACCTTTTTCTTTTTGGAAAGGAAATCCACCGTGTACACTTTCTGGAGGAGCGCATCCCCTTTGTATTTTTCGTTCGTGAGGATGCTCCGGACCGTGCTTCCCGACCAGTTTTTCTTGCCGCCCGGAGTCGGGATGCCCTCTTCCGTCAACGCTTTTGCGATGGCAAATGGGGAGCGTCCCTGCAGGAACATCCCGTAAATCCTCCGGACGACCGCAGCCTGTTCTTCGTTTATGACAAGGTTCCCATCCTCGCCCCGGTCATAGCCAAGAAACCGCTTGAACGGTACCGTGACCTTGCCGTCTGCAAACCGCTTCCTCTGCCCCCATGTGACGTTCTCCGAAATAGAGCGGCTCTCTTCCTGCGCCAGCGAGGACATGATGGTCAGGAGCAGCTCGCCCTTGCTGTCAAATGTCCAGATATTTTCCTTTTCAAAATAACACTCCACTTTGTGTTCTTTCAATTTACGGATAGTGGTCAGGCTGTCCACCGTGTTCCTTGCGAAACGGCTCACCGACTTCGTGATGATGAGGTCAATGCGGCCATCCAGGGCATCCGCCACCATTTTGTTAAAACCGTCGCGCTTTGTCGTGGAAGTCGCACTGATCCCTTCGTCCGTATATACAGAAACAAACTCCCAATCCTCGCGCCCCTTTATGTAGTTTGTGTAATAATCCACCTGCGCCTCGTAGCTGGTCTGCTGCTCCTCATGGTCGGTGCTGACGCGGGCATAGCCTGCAACCTTCCTCTTATCCCTGCTGTTGATTGGAGCCGCTGTATATCTGCTCCGTGTAGCAGGTATCGTGATCACCTTTGCCATCGCTCTGCCCTCCCGTCATAAAAGTGGATTTCCAGGCTGCTGTCCGGAAACGCCGTGATATAATCTACCGTTCCATTGAACGCTTCCGCGTCAAATTCCTCCATGCCCATCATGTAGGCGGAAACCTTACGGATGTCCGAATCCTGAAAATCCCGGCCGCTGCATTCCGTCCTGACCTTTGACTTGCCGCTGCACCGCCAGTATGTGTATTTTCCATAGCAGCAGTATCTGTGGTAAAGGTTGCCGCAGGAGGCGCATCTGATCTTTCCGGTAAATTCATCCGTTGATGTGTTCTCATGCCTGTTACTCCGGAGTTTCAATGTTTCGTAAGTCTTAACCGTGCCGTCCTTCAGATGGAAATCAATGCTCCCTGTCTTCTGCACCACCATCCGCTCCACGGTTTCCGTGAAAAAGCCTTCATCGAATGCTTCCAGCCCCATGACCATGCAGAAGATTTCCTTCATCTCCGAATCCGGATAATTCACGCTATCGCAGGTTACCCCATGATGGCTTTTTGCCCTGCAGTACCAGTAAAGGTGCCTGTCTTTGCTTTCACTGACTGCCCTGCCGTACCGTCTGCCGCACTGCCCACAGAATATCTTCCCATCAAAGAGATGCGCAGGTCTTTTCTTCACCGGCTTGTCAAGCACTTTCGCGGGCTTCAGAGACATCTCCCACCGCTTTATCTGCCCGTCAAAAAACTGTACCTCAAGGCTGCCGTCCGGCAGTGCCGAAATGAGCCTGACTGAGCTTTCAAAAGCCGTCCCGTCAAAACTGTCCGTCCCCATCAGCTTTGCGCATATCTCCATGAGGTTCTGCTCTGAATAATTGCGGCTTGTGCAGGTCATCCCGACTTCCTTTTTCGCCCTGCAGAACCAACTGACATATTCTTTCCCTTTGGTGATCCCTTTCCTGCGGGTAAAGCTCTGGCCGCATATGCCGCATTTTATCTTTCCCGTAAAAAGGTAGGTAGGATTGACAAGCCCTGCCCGCCGTTCCATCTCCGCCTGGACCTTTGCATAGGTCTCACGGTCAATGATGGCTTCATGGCAGTCTGCCATGTAATACTGCGGCAGCTCCCCGCAGTTTTTCACCTTCGTTTTTGTGATCGGGTCTGCCATGTAGCATTTCTGCCGCCGGATATCCCCGGCATAGACCTCGTTGAAGATAAGCTGCCGCACCGATGCTTCCTGAAAGTCATTCCCAAGCGTGGTGCGGATGCCTGCACTGTTCATGCTCTCCGTAATCCCCCGCAGGGGAACCCCGTTAATGTACATCTGGAACATCCAGCGGACTGCTTCCGCCTCTTCGGGGATAATGACATATTTTCTTAATCCATCATCGTACCGGTAGCCGAGGATGTGTTTGTTCGCCGCCCCGATTTCCACGGACTGGAAACGCTTCCTGACTCCCCATTTCACGTTTTCCGAAATGCTCCGGCTCTCCTCCTGTGCAAAGGATGCGAGGAGGGTTAGCATCAGCTCGCCGTCTTCCGAGAGCGAATGGATATGCTCTTTTTCAAACCGCACCTCAATACCGAGGTCCTTTAAATGCCTCACCGTCTCCAGCAGGTCAACCGTGTTCCTTGCGAAACGGCTGATGGATTTTGTGAGGATGATGTCAATTTTCCCTTCCTCACAGTCTGCCAGCGTCCTTAAGAATTCACCTCGCTTGGATGTGTCCGTGCCGGATATACCCATGTCCGCATATACCCCTGCATATTCCCATTCGGGGTTTTTCTGAATCAGAGCACTGTAATAGCTCACCTGCGCGGAAACGGAATGCATCAGCCGCTCGGTGTCCCTGGAAACACGGGCATAGGCGGCGACCTTCTTCCGTGCCTGGATAACCGGCAGCTTTGGCTCTATCTTGCTGATTTTCCGCATGAAATCAACTCCTTTCCGCTACTATACATCACTCTGAACCGCAATTATATCAAGGGTTTT